GCAGAATCACGTTGGCAAGCATATTGGATGAACAGACTTGCAGAAGCATGTGGCTTTACTCTAAAGCAATTAGGTTTTACTGTATTACAAGAACACAGAACAAAAGTATATCGTATTGTAGAAACAAAACGATACAGAATGAATAAGATTTTTGAAAGCATTATGGAAGCCGGCGAGCCTGCAGGACAAGTTGGTATCCCGTTTGGCAAGTTTATGAGAGATTGGTTTGGTCAATATATGCAAGGCGTTGATTATACTACTAACAAACCTGCATTGTATCAAATCATCGATCAAATGGAAGATATTTACAACAATCAAAAGGGTAAGATTGACAAGGGTCTTATCGGCAAATTAGCACAAGGCGGATGGGCCGCTTCTAAAGCAGTTGGTGTTAACCCATCAGGCGCACAAGATGCCGCAGGCGCACAAGGTGCTCAGGCAGCAGGCCAAGCACAACCAGCCGCACAGGGCCAAGCACAACCAGCCGCACAGGGCCAAGCACAACCAGCCGCACAAGCACAAGCCGGGCAAGCCGCTCAGCCTGCTCAAGCAAAAGCCGCAGATGGTGCAGAAAACGGTTATCAGATTGCTCAACGTATTAAATCAGACTTAAACAAACTTTACAAAATCGATCAAGTTGTTTACAATGATCTTGTTAAGAGTTTACAAACTAAACCAGTAAAATCTGACGAGCCGCCCGCAGTAGCAATGACAGGGCAAGAGAAGCCTAATACATTAGGTGGTGCAGGATACACTTCTGCTCAACCGGCACAAGGTGCACAAGTTTCTGAATCTGCAAAGAGAGCAGCCAAACTACAAAAGTTATTAAAAGAGAGGTTCTAATATGAACCTTTCTGAGTCTTTGTCTGTTTTACGAGATAAGATAGACAAAATTGTAGTCACAGAAGCAAAAGGTCACTTAGATCACCCAGAAGATTTAATCTTTTTAGGTGACGAGCAAGGTGCACGTCAAGCCGTTCAGGCAATCGAACAAACTATTCAACAACCAGGCACTGTAACTATTAAGTGGGACGGATATCCTGCTCTTATATTTGGTCGTGGCCCTGATGGTAAATTCAGTATCATGGACAAGCATATGTTCAATAAGAAAGACGGTACTGGTAGACAAGTATTCTCTCCAAAAGAGTTTAGAGCATACGATGAAGCACGTGGTGTAAATCGAGGTGACTTGTATAACATTATTGATGCAGTATGGCCAGGGCTTGAAGCATCTGATAGAGGGTCGTTGGGGTATTATTGGGGCGATTTATTATTCAGTCAACCATTAAAAGACCAAGATGGATTTTATGCATTTAAAGCAAATCCAAATGGTATTTCATACAAAGTAGATGCTAAGAGTGAGATCGGTCATCTATTAGCAGGCAAACAAGCAGGTATTGCAATACATCAGTTTATCCCAGCAAATGCCGCAACAACAGACGATGCTGAATCATTAAACGGTACTATTGGTAACTTAAAGAATAGTTCTAACGTTGCTATCGTACCAAGTAAAATGCCTATCACACCAAAACTTAAGATTAATGAAAAACTTAAGAAAACAGCAGAAGCAGAAATTAACAAACATGGTGACGCAGTACGTATGTTAATGACAACCGCTCCCCAAGCACAGAACGCATTTCAGTCATTGTTTACAACATACATCAATAAAAAGATTGTATCAGGCGATCTTTCAAATTTGTACAATGACTTTATAGAATACATAGAGAATCGTCCCATGACAGATTCTATGCGTGGCAAGATTACTAGACATTTTCAAGCACACAAAGCAGGTATAATAGGTGCATTTAAGATTTGGATTGCACTATATAATCTTAAAAACAGTGTAGTTGAACAATTAGACAATGCGGCCAAATCAAGCCCAGTCAAAGGTTACTTAGATGACGGAACTGAAACACATGAAGGGTTCGTTGCTAATGGTCTTAAATTTGTCAATCGTATGGGCTTTTCTCGTCAAAATCTAGCCGCAAAGTAAAAACCCAAAACCATATTTTTTATAACCAGGACTAAATAATAGTATGAATCTGAATGGTTCGGATTCAACAAACTATGACAGGGTACGGAACGTACTCTTTAAAATTTAGAAAGGAATATTAAAATGGCACAATTTACTAGAGCAAATGGTGATTTTTATCCCGTATTACGTTTAGATGCAACTGGCTACACCAACCCTGGTGTTAACGCTGTTTCTTCAGCAGCCACAGTTCAGCCTCAAGGTCCAAAACTCGACTTCTTCACAATTGAGTTAGCAGACATTGCAGCCAACACAACACTTGCGAACATCTCTATGTTAACAATTCAGCAAAACGCTATTGTTTACATCTATGAGTTCACTGATACAACAACTGACACATTAGCAGTTGCCGTGTATCCTACAGGTGCTTGGGACGCTACTACACTTGCAGCCGCTATCGACACTGCAACAGGTGGTACTTCAACTGTAACAGCATCAGCAACATTCACTAACTAATTTTAGTTTTTGATTAAAGAAGCCGAGATTTATTCTCGGCTTTTTTATGGCTACTAAATACTAACATGACTGATCGTATCGCATGTTATACATTGTTTGATATAACTCAAACTCATGTTCTTAACAGAAATAAACCTGTTGGAGACGATATAAACCTTTGGACACAACAAAGAAACAGTCAAGCCAATTTTGACACGATATTACAATGTATTGGCCTTAGAGCCAACCCAGAAATACGAAAGCATCCACATAAAAACTATTATACAAAAAAAGATAGACCGTTAGATTTTGGATTTTTAATGGATAAAGACAAAGATATTTGGTATTGGAAATTTGAATTTTCAGTAAGTCAATTATCAGTGTATGACACCGGAGATGATCCATTAGGATATTTAATACAGGACTGCCACGAAGTACCCATGTTAATATGCGATACAGAAGCAGTCGAACTTCCGAATTTTTTAGATACCACTCCTGAATTACGGAATATATACTTTAAACAAATAAAATAATATGGATATTCAACACAAAGAAAAATTAAAGGCTTTACTCAAAGACGAACTTATTAAGGGTTTGCGTAATGTTTACATTCGTCACCATAATAAAGATTTGGTGATGTTTGACAGATACCGCATCCGCAAAACACCTGAAGGGTATTTTCGTGTACATTGGCATTTAGATAATGATGAAGATATTCATTTATTCAACAATGTAAAAACAGCAGTATCTTATGTGGTTTTTCATAATCAAGGATTACGAGATCAAGCACATAAATTAGCCATGATAGACGCTAAATTAGACACTGTTAATTTAGAAATTAAAATACATGAAAAAATGTCTAAAACCAGTAAAGATATTGACACAAAATGGATTTATCTTACTAAACTACAAACAGACTATTTGCGTAAAAAACAATTAATTGAAGACTTAGGAGATTACATAAATAAGTCTAAAGGCCATCAACGTGCAATATATGAATCCTTCCTTAAGGCAAAAAGTAAGGGAGTAAAAAACACGGCACGATGATAAATACATATATCCGATATTGTACACTAGGAATATAATATGAAACTTAACGATTTAACACCAAAAGATCATGCCAAAAGAGCATTGAAGGAAAACTTTGAATTGGATTTTAAAGTCAAGCACTTAAACAAAATTCAAACTCAGGGTATGCTGAACAAAGTGCGATCACTTATATCTGAAGCACGTGATGCAAAAGACTTTGGAGCCCAGTATCCTCAGTACATGAAACTTGTATTCATGGAACAAGCACTTAAAGAGCATTATAAAGTAGCACCTACTCCAAAAGCAAAAGTAATTGTTGAAAATGAAGAAGTAAACAAATCACAAGTTATTTTGGCCGCTCAGGATATGGTAGATTCTGTACAAAAAATGTTAGAAGAAGTATCTGACATGGTTGTTAAAGAAATGCCTGCATTAGTTGATAGTGTGCAAACCGAAATCGGTGTCAACGAAGCACAAGCATTTGATCAAACAGCAGGTCAAGCACTAGCAGAACTTCAGCAATCATTAACTTCAGTTAAAGGTCAATTAGATCAAGCATTATCTGGTATCACAGGTGGTGAAGTAGTTGACGCATTTGACGGTGAAGTTGATGCAGGTGGTGAAGAAATGGCTGCACCTGAGATGGGCGCTGAGATGGGCGCTGAGATGGGCGCTGAAATGCCTGCTCCGGCTGCACCCGCTGGTGGTGAAGAAGTTGTCGATACTCAAGTAGATGTAGAAACAGGACCTGTCGGCAGAGCCAAGAGGTAAGACAAATGCGTTTATACGAGTTTGTCGATCCAGAGGACGATAACGCAAGAGCCGCATCAATCATTGCGGTTTCTAATCAGTTAAAACAACACGTTGACGACGGAAGAATCGATCCAAATGATTTTTCTGTCGATCAGTTGTTGGATTACTTTCTAAAGAATGATATTATTTTAGATGTACAAGACTTGTATACAATGATTGAAAAACCGTTGATGAAAAATATCATTTCAAATATTCAAGGCGACAAAGTTGTGTTTAAAGGAACAGAACAACCCGAATCACCTCAACAACAAGATCAAAATGACAAGACTGTTGCTAGTATGGCAAAGTCTGCTATGAAAACTCATAGTCCCAAATAACTTGTTTACGTAAAATAGTTTCTGTATAATACAATGAATAGGTATTAAATACAAGTATGGAAGTTACAGAAATCGCAAAAGATAAAATTAAAGCCCATTTAAAAAAACGCGGTAAAGGCGTTGGGATCCGTATAGGTATAGAAACTACAGGGTGTAGTGGATATGCTTATAAACTT